CACAGTATCGCAAGCAACAGATTGACCAAACCCGTGAGGCTGGCGAGCAGACCCTCACAGGTTGGTGGCTTCGATCTCAGTCATCCTTCCATCAGGGAGCAGGCATCAAGTTCTTTGAGCCTGTTCAAGATGAGTCGCTTCGCTTTCAGTTTACTGAGGCTAAAGGTGTAGATGTCTGGACCAAAGGGCAGGTAACCTTACTCCACTCCACCGTCCGTATTGTCTCTAGCGCTAATAGTCCCATCATCACAGGCGTCCGAGATGATGCTAACAACATCGACTCGCTCGTTGTAGCAGACGGTCCAACGCTCTCTCGTGTTGAGATGAGCAACGACAGCGCCACTCTTGCCAACTACACGTTGACAACCAATCACGGTACTGCGCCGTTTGTCAGCCTGACCTCAGATGGTTCACGCTATTTTGCAGCCGATACTGTGACAATCCATCGTGGTTCTATCTATGGTGCTACCAACGATCAGACCATATACTCAACTGGCACAAATAAGGTCGTCATCAAGTACGCCAAGCAACGCCTTATCGCAGGCATTGATGCTTCGCTCTATGAACTAGACTCCAACATTGCTGGCTCTACTACCCACGCAACAGGACCGCTACCTACAGGTATCTATACCAACCCCAACCCTGGCTGGACCTGGACTGCTCTGGCAGAAGGCCCTGCTGCTTTCTATGCGGCTGGCTACGCTGGTGGTAGGTCCTCGATATTCAAGATTACTTTGGATACCAGCCAGTCCAATACGCTCGGATTTCCTGAACTCAATGTTCCTACCGTCACCGCTGACTTCCCAGAGGGTGAGATAGTCCAAGCCTTTGATGCCTACCTTGGAACCTATGCGGTCATCTGCACCAACAAGGGTGTGCGAGTAGGACTTCTAGGCCAAGACGGGGATATCTCCTATGGACCACTGCTCTATGATGGCAATGCCAAGGCAGTCACCTTCAAAGATCGCTTTGCCTATGTCACAGGTACGGTTGATGGCGATTCAGGAATGGTCCGTATTGACCTCTCAGAGCCTCTAGGAAACACGTTAGTCTTCCCGTACGTCTGGGATGTCTACGCAGTCGGAGAGACGGCTATACCGACCTCTACGGACTTTCTTGGCTCTACCGACAGGGTTGCCTTTGCGGTCCCTGGAGATGGGGTATGGATTGAATCGTATGGGGTCAAGGTCTCAGAGGGCTACCTCCAGACAGGCTTCGTCCGATACAACACCTTGGAGAACAAGGTCTACAAACTTCTAGCGACCCGCTTTGACTCAGGCAATGGTGGCCTGACTATCAGGTCGATTGCTCCAGACAACACCGAGTATGTTATCGGTCAGTTTATCAAGGGACAGGTAGTTCCAGAACTCAACATTCCTTACCCAGCCGGAGCGCAAGAGTATCTTGGCTTCAAGTTTACGATGACCAGAGATAGTGCTAATAGCACTCTCGGTCCACTCTTTACGGGCTACCAAATCAAAGCGTTGCCAGCAGTACCAAGGCAGCGACTCATTCAGTATCCAGTCTTCTGCTTCGATCACGAGAGCGATTCTCTTGGAGTAGAGATTGGCTACGAAGGTAGTGCCTATGACCGCTTGACCCAACTTGAGGCGGTTGAGAACAACGGAGATACCATCAGAGTAGAGGACTTTAGAACAGGTGAGTCCTATCTCGGTATCATCGAAGAGTTGGACTTCATCAATCAGACCCCATCAGATAAGAGATTCTCTGGCTTTGGGGGCAAGTTACTCATCACCATACGATCAATCTAGGAGCCGAAATTGACCCCTACTGAATGGGCTGGCCTTGCCGTTGCCATATTCACCCTTGTATCAGGCTTTGCAGGCCTTGTGCGCTGGCTTGTCAAACACTACCTCAACGAACTCAAGCCCAATGGTGGTAGTAGTATCAAGGACAAGGTAGGAAGGCTTGAAGAAAAGGTTGACCTATTGACCGATCTCGTCAAGGAAGTACTGAGGAAATGAATGATTCCACTAGCGAAACATCCGCAACCTGCTGCCGTCGCTCTGTTGCGACAGGCCAATGCTCTTGCTCCGAAAAGGAAGAAGGCGAGCGATGGACTGCTTCCTTCTGCTGCTCACGTCCATCAGAATCCAAATAGCGACCATAACTCAGGCTTTGCGGTAGACCTTACCCACGATTCTAAGAGTGGGATGGACTGCAGGATTATCTTTGAAGAGTTGAAGAAGGATAAGAGGGTCAAGTACCTCATCTTCAATGCCAAGATTTGGTCCCGCTCTCGCGGTGAGAATACCTATACGGGTCCCAATAGGCACTCCACCCACCTGCACGTCTCCATCAAGGAAGACTGCGGTGATGACACCTCTAATTGGTTTGCTTGGCGCAATGGGCCAAAGCGGTGGGACCACATCCGTTCAAAGTTCATCAAAGCCAATCGCAAGAAGAAAACGCCGACAAGTCCAAAGGAGGACTAATGAAGGTAAATGAACAACTCAAGCAGGTCGCACTGACCTGGTTCCGAGCCGCTGCTGCTGCAGCGATTGCTCTGTTCCTCGCCGGAGAGACCGATCTCAAGACGCTTGGACTAGCAGCCTTGACAGGCTTCCTTGGACCAGCACTGAAGTACCTCGATCCATCCGCTCCAGAGTTTGGACGTAGAAAGAAGTAATTAGCGTTACTGCGAGGCAAACGGCCCTCATCACCGAAAGGTGGTGGGGGCCTCTTTTTTGTTTTCTAGACCTGTTTGTCTACTGGGCAGGGGACGGTGACGATATTGCCACAACTGGCACAGGTGGCATCCAGGAAGTACCAGACCAGTTCATAGTCCTCGAAGCAAGCCATCACGTTGAATACTTCACAGCCACACGAGCAGACGTGGACTGGGCCAAGAGATCGTAGGTCAGCGCCGTGAACGGGTGGTAGGCTGTCTTGGTTTTTCAGCAGCCGGAGTAGACGGAACCACATTGCTCGGCACGGCTCCTTCCTGTGGTCAGTCGCCTCTCGGCCTTACCAATCACGGCCTCGGCCCCGTCAGGGGCCGTACCGTTATTCGCTTCGCTCATATTATAGTGATTCCATTGGGAGTGTCGCTGGGGCGACACGCCGTAAGGTGGTGTAAATTATGCACCTATGACCACACTTGTAGGGATACAGACAGCAACGAGTGTAGTGCTGGCTGCTGATAGCCAGATCACCGAAGATAATCTCCGCTCCATTGCATTGTCCACGCCCAAGATTGTAGAGGTTGGTCGGTATCTATTGGGTATCACGGGCGATACACGCCCTGGAGATATCTTGACCTATAACTGGAGACCGCCTGCTCCAAAGTATGGCGATGATCCAGTGGTCTTTATGGGCAGGAAGGTCATCCCTTCCATTGCCAACACTTTCAGGGAACACAACTACGACTTCAACGAGGCGCTCAAGGACAAGGACTCTGGGTTCGACTACCTATTGGCCTTCAATGGAAACCTCTTTCATATCGCCTGTGACCTATCGTTCTTCCAGTCTCAGTATGGAGCCTACGCGATTGGCTCCGGTGGGCAGTTCGCGCTGGGCTACCTCTACTCACAGGTCAAAGGAATAGCCATACCTTTCACGCGGGCCGAGCAGATAGCGAAACGCGCCATTGAGATCGCGTCGGTGCTTGACGTCAATACAAGCCTGCCCTTACAGTTGGTGGTACAGGAGAGGAATTGATATGGCAGGTTGGCACAGGGACCCATATACGGTCTACATCAATAGGTCGAGCCTACGTAACTTTGGTCTTGGTTTTGATAGATACCAAGAACTTGATGACTATGGCTACATCGTATTGGCTGACTCACTAGCCTTGAACTTTATATTCTTCAACATTACAATTACCCGATGGAGGGAAGACGCAGTATGGAAAACCAAGCACCTCTGAAGCACGTCGTAATGTTCTCAGGAGGTATTGGTTCTTGGGCCGCTGCCAAAATCGTTGCAGAAAAGTATGGGACTGATGACCTTTATCTTGTCTTCAGCGATGTCAAGGGATTCAGCGATGACCCACATATAGGGGAAGACGAGGATACTTACAGGTTCGTAAAAGACGCGGCAAAGAATGTCGGCGGTCATCTTATTACCTTGGTAGACGGCAGAGATATCTGGCAGGTTTTCAAGGATAAGAAGTTTCTTGGCAATAGTAGGCTTGCTCACTGTTCCTTTGAACTAAAACAAAAGCCAGCAAGAAAATGGCTAGTAGATAACTGCAAGCCAGAAGAGGTCAGAGTCTATGTAGGTATTGATTGGACGGAAACTCACAGGCTTCCAGCGATTATCAAAAACTATAAACCATACATCGCCGAGGCTCCACTGGCTGAACCTCCCTATCGAGACAAGGATCAGTTGTTTGAGTGGGCCGAGAAAGAAGGCCTAGAGATACCTAGACTGTATAAGTTAGGTTTCTCGCACAATAATTGCGGCGGTGGGTGTGTTCGCGCTGGACAGGGCCAGTTCAAGAAACTGTATGACATTATGCCTGAGCGCTTCAAGGTCTGGGAAGAGAAGGAACAAGAGATCAGGGAGCATATAGGCAAGGATGTCTCAATCCTGACAGAGATGGTCAAGGGTGAGAAGCGACCCCTAACCTTGGCTGAACTAAGAAAACGGATTGATAGTCAGTCATCAATGCTAGACTTGGATGATATAGGGGGATGCGGTTGCTTCTTCGAGGAGGACGAAAGGAAGGGTGAGCAAAATGGAGATTAGGGATTTCTTGATTCAGGCTCTCTACGAGAAAGAGAACTCTCGTGGCAGGGGTAAGCAGAAGCAGATAGGTCCATCGGAATTGGGTGGTTGCCGTCGCAAGGTTTGGTATCGACTCAACGACCAACCCGAAACCAACGACAATGAACTCAAACTTGCTGCTATTATGGGAACAGCAATTCACGGAGCGATTGAAGCGGCGCTTAGCAAGCGAGACGATTTGCTGATAGAGACCACCGTCGAGTATGGTGGGATGAAGGCACACGTCGATCTCTTCATACCTGAAACGGGCGACGTGGTTGACTGGAAAACAACTAAATATAAGAACCTCTCGTACTTTCCTAGCCAGCAACAACGCTGGCAGGTACAGGTCTATGGTTACTTGATTGAGAAGTCTGGCAAGGGGAAGGTCAGTCGGGTCAATCTTGTAGCCATACCTCGTGATGGTGATGAGCGTGACATCAAAGTCCACTCTGAACCCTATGACGAGAAAGTAGCGTTGGAGGCTTTGAACTGGTTAGAAGCCATCAAAGCCTCTGACGTTGCACCAGGACCAGAGCGTGATGAGTCTTATTGTAGGTTCTATTGCAAGTACTTTGACGCCTCTGGGGAGATGGGATGCGTTGGTCTAAAAAAAGAACGTACAAAAACTGAATTATCTGAGATACCAGAGGCTGAGAGTTTATCCGTTCTGCACTATGTGCAGATAGACGATGAGATCAAAACCCTTGAAGCGAAGAAGGAAGCAATCCGTGAGTCGCTTGCTGGTATAACTGGAGTTACTACTACTGGATATGAAGTCCGTTGGACTACTGTCCAGAGTAACACTGTCGATAAAGAAGCGGTGGAGAAAGCACTAGGCTTCGTGCCGACAAAGCAAGGAAAGGAAAGCACAAGGCTTTCAATCAAATCAACTGGAGGAAAGTAAAATGGCTGCACCCGATACAACGAAGTTCCAAGTGAACTTCAAGTTGGCTGACGGAACATTGGTCAACATCTATGCGCAGGACTCTGCTGAACTAGAGACCTCGCTTACTACGATTCAAGATACGGCGACTTTGATCCACAGTGTGAGTCAATCTTTGGGAAGCGCTCCGCAGACTGGGGGATATCGTCGTAGTTTCACACCAAAGCCCGCATCACCAGTGGGAGAACCAGCACCTGCTGAATCACCAGCAGTAGTCGAAGGACAGTCACCGAGTTGTAAGCACGGCACAATGACCTTCCGCACTGGTACTTCTGCGAGAGGTCCTTGGAGAGGATGGATGTGCGCTGCACCAAAGGGTGCAAGCGACAAGTGTCAAACAATCTGGGCGTAAACCGTGAGGGGGCCACGAGATTTCGAGGCCCCACTCTGCGCTCAATCTGACCCAGAAGCGTTCTTCCCTGAGAAGGGTCACACACCTACGCGGTCCGTCAAAGAGATTTGCTTCCGGTGTGAGCATCAAGTTGAGTGTGCTGAATGGGGCTTGAAGCACGAGAAGTTTGGGATATGGGGCGGTCTTACTGAGAATCAGCGTCGCATCATTCGCAGACAAAGGAATATAATTGTAGATTCTTTTCCAGTGGAGGTGTTCATTGCTAAAACTATCCCGCGCTTGGGGGACAGTAACAACCAAAGCAACGCCACTTCCTGAAGTTTGGAATGATCTTACGAAGTTTGACATCCGATTCCGTCGGGGTCAAGTGTGTATGGTTGCAGCCGCGCCTAACGCAGGTAAGTCAATGCTGGCCTTGGTCTATGCGATCAAGGCTGGCATACCCACCCTGTTCTTCTCGGCTGATACTGATACCTCTACCGTAATGCTACGCACTGCCGCTGCCATCTCTGGGCATACCCAGTTGACGGTGGAGCAGAACCTGCAACGGTCTGCCAATTATTATGACGAGGCTATGGCGAGCGCTGACCACATTCAGTGGGTCTTTGACTCATCACCAACGCTCGATGATATCGAGTTAGAAATCAAGGCATACCTTGAACTCTACGGTGAGATGCCACAGTTGATCGTGATAGATAACCTAATGAATGTCGTTGCTGAGACGGACAATGAGTGGGCAGGACTGCGGGCTATTATGGCTGAGTTCCACGATATGGCTCGCAAGACTGAGGCCTGTGTGATGGTCTTGCACCACGTCTCTGAGGCATCAGAGTATGGCTCGCCTGAGATGCCACCACCACGCCGTGCTATTCACGGCAAGGTTTCTCAGTTGCCAGCCATCATCTGCACACTGGGCTACGACCCACTGACCAACTCATTGCGGATTGCAGCGGTAAAGAATCGCTTTGGAAAACACTCAGCCAATGCCAGCGAATGGGCCACTCTTTCGGTAAACTTTGCAGCGTGTCAGATTAGGTCCGTCACTAGCGAAGAGGGTCGAATGTATTTCAGGGATGCACAGTATGCAAACAAAAACTAATCTTGTTATCCTGCCTAGCAGAAGCAGGCCAGAGAGCGTAGAGCGTGGAGTCAATGCGCTACTAGAACACTCACGCATCTCAGATATTATCGTGGCTATTGACAAGGATCAGTCCAAGTTATATCCACGCTTGGATGGCGTGAAGTATGAGGTCAATAAGAGGCTTCGTATGAATGGCACACTGAACCTGGTAGCCAAAAAGTATGCTGACAAGTACGAGACTATCTACTTCCTAGGTGATGACCACTTGGTCAAGACCCCAGGCTGGGATGAGATTCTCTACGAGTCCATCAAGGAGCGAGGCTACGGCCTTTCCTATGGCAACGACTTGCTTCAGGGTCAGAAGTTAGCCACCGCTGTAATGATGTCGACCAACATCATCAGAGCCATTGGCTATATGTCCCCACCGAAACTCATCCATCTCTATATGGATAACTTCTGGATGTCATTAGGTCAAGCACTGGACTGCCTGAAGTATGAGCAGAGGGCCATCATTGAACACCTGCATTATGTCGCTGGTAAGGCAGACAACGATGCTCAGTATCAAGAGGTCAACAGCCCTGAGATGTATAAGAAGGACCAAGAGACCTTCCTAGAGTATGTCAGGGCTGACCTGAAGACTGACCTTGAGAAGATCATTACGCAGGTGATACAACCGTGAATCTGTTTTCCTATTCTCTCTATGGGGATAACCTCAAGTACACAGTGGGTGCTATCAAGAACGCCATCATCGCAGAGCATATGTTCCCTGACTTTGATTGCAGGTTCTATGTGGGCAAGAGCGTACCGTCGTGGGTCATCCAGACTTTATCGCTGATGCCACGTGTAGAGATAGCCAGCGTTGATGGGCCGGAGAATCATACGGCTATGTATTGGCGCTTCCTTGCCTTTGCTGACCAGAACTTTGAGAGGGTAGTTATCAAGGATGCTGATGCTCGTCTTGGCTACCGAGATCGAGTAGCCCACGATGAGTGGGTAGCCTCTGACCTGGACTTTCATATCGTCAAGGACCATCCAACCGGACATAGTGAACCTATCATCGGTTGCCACTTCGGAGCCAAGCGCGGAGCGCTCGCAGACATTGCAGAGTTGATGGGCCAATACACCATCTCCAATCAGTACGGTTCAGACCAATGGTTCTTGCGGGACAAGGTGTATGACAGGGCTATCAAGTCAGCGTTGGTTCACGACGAGTACTACGGGACACAGGTTGAAGAGCCATCACGTGTAGCGTTACTACCGAAGAGAGACTGGACTCTGGACCATATCGGGGTGGCAGTTGATGAGAATGATGACTTCACCTACGAGGTGGATAAGCAGACAGCCCAACGCGAGACGGGTGGAACCCGCTACGCCTACAACTTTGGAGACTTATGAAGGTATTGATGACGGGCCACAAAGGATTCGTTGGTCGCAACTTCTTGCGCTTGGTTGACGGCTACAAGTGGGATATTACAGGCATTGATATCAAGGATGGTATCGACTGCCGAGACTTCTTCAAGAAGGAAGATACCCAATACGATCTTGTTATTCACCTCGCCGCTATCGTGGGTGGCAGAGAGACGATTGAGGGCAGGCCACTGGCAGTGGCTGACAACTTTTCTATTGACTCAGAGTTCTTCCAGTGGTGCTTGAAGACTGAGCCTAAGAAGGTGGTCTACTTCTCCAGCAGTGCGGCTTACCCTACGCAATATCAAGTCGAGGGTAACGAGCGCAGGCTACGTGAGGATATGCAGACCATCTACGATCCACGCAAGCCTGATATGACCTACGGTTGGTCCAAGCTGGTAGGAGAATACCTTGCATCTTTCGTCAAG